CCGAAGCCAAACATTGAAGGGATCCCCCACTGTATTAGATACAGCTACGGATCCCACCGGATATTCTCCACGCGATGTGAGGACCAAAACGCCAGGAAAGCGTACTCTGGAAAGTACGAGTTCCCCTGGGTTTTGGGGCCCCACAAAGGGTGAAGGGTGTCGCATCGTTGGCGATACGACAGTCGCCGGTATAAAGCTTTCAGCGTCCCACGTTGGAAGAGTTATATCCCTGCTGTTAAACAGGAGCTTAACTCTGTTTGACAGGGGTTCTGTGAATTTCTTAACAGAACCCACCATCACACTCGTGGTGTCTCTTTTGTTCCCAATTATAACGAGATTTTTCTCAAAGAAAGAATTATCTCATCAGGAAGTCCAGAGACTATCGCAATCCATTGCCCATATGTTGGAAGTTCTTCACCAACATAGAACCACAGATGACCGAGACCAGACTTTCGTCAAGTACTGGCTTGATGTCATCATGTGTAAGGCCTTCAAGGACGATCAACGTCCTCCTAAGAAGGATTGGATCACACAAACGCTGTTTGTAGGTTATCTCCGTAGAGTTATTAACCGTTCCCTGGCTAGATCAGATATCTCGCTACTTTACTCATTGAGTAAAGGCAGCAAGAAAATCTGGCCTATGCTTGGAGCAGTTAAACTCGAAGAAGCTTTTGAAAAGCACCGGAATTGTCTAACAAGACAACTGTATGCTGATCATAGGCTTCCGAGAGATTTGGCTAAGGCCATTGAATTTGCCTCAGAAAATTTGTTTCTGAAGAATGGAAAGATGAAACACCTTCCATCCAAAATTCAACCCAGTTTACATTCTTGCCTTCAAGCAAAGATTGTAGAAGGGGGTGCGGCCTCCCTATTTGAGCCATTCACACCTAAAGATAGTGAACGTAAACCGAGAGATCTTTTAGATTCCAAGATGAATCGGTTAACACGATCCTTCAACGACTGGCGTCAGACGACACTTGATAAAGCTGTCTCTGAGGCTGAAACCAGTGAACTTTCTGGTTTTCTAAAAGGCTCTTCCTATTCTGATAGGAGAGATCTGAATGTCGTTGCTATACCTGAACCTTCTAAGTTCAGAATCATCACCAAGGGCGATGGTTTTGTCTACACAGCTCTTCAACCTTTGCAAGGCCAGATGCTTTCGGCCTGGAAGGAGAGTCCCGCTTCAACTATGTTAGCGCAGGATCTTACGAAGAGAATAAACGATATGTCTGACTCTGATGAGCTCCCATATTTCGTTTCTGCGGACTATGAAAGTGCTACAGATTTCTTAAATAAAGAATGCACTTTCCTTGCCTTAAAACCTTTAGCCGGAAAATCACCGCATTATACTTTGGCGGTTGATTCCTTCAAGTCCGGGAGGTTGACTTATCCTCTTTCTAAAGAAGATAAAGCAAAAGGCAAATCACCAATTGTGATAGAGAATACACAAGGCCAACCAATGGGCCATCCTCTATCTTTTCCTATCCTTTGTTCCATTAATTTAGCTGTCTATTGGACAACCCTAACACGCTATGCCCTCAGGAAATGGCCTGAACCTCACCAAGTGATGAGGCGTCACTATTTCTTTCTAAGGAGGCAATGGCAAGTGTTAGTTAACGGTGACGATATGCTTTTTAAAGCAGACAAAGAGATGTATTCCATCTTCTTTGAAGTTTCCACAGCTGCAGGGTTAAGACCCTCTGTAGGAAAGAACTACTTAAGTGAAAATACTGCAATGATAAATTCGCAGTTGTTTCACAGGCGAGCGGACACACCTCTTAAGAGGGTGGGGTATCTTAACTTGAAGTTCCTGTCCGGTCAATCACTCAAGAATGGCGTTTCTGACGCTTCTCCTTGTGCGATAGGCCGTGAGCTGAACTCCATGTTTAAGCTTTCACCTTGGACTCGTCCTATTCTCCCCGGTGTTATGCACCGTTGGGGATGCGAGCAGTTCCTATATCCTGGATTTAGACCCAATTGGTTTGTTCCTACCAAATTGGGGGGATATGGAGTTGAACCCGAAGGGGTCAACTATAAAGTCACTCGAGAACAAAGAAAGGTAGCTCAGGCTTTTATTAGAAAACCAGAGCTATCATTGACGCAAACTACCGGTGCTCCTAAGAACACAGTTATGAAAATGGTAGAATGGATAGGCGTCAAATTTCGATTGGTGCCTCGTCTCAATCATCTTGCTCTTATGAAGAGATTGGTAGACGAGGATGGATCCGTAAATGATCTGGAAGATGTACTTCCGGAACCTGATCCCTCTTACCAAGTACTGAACCATAAGGTTCTTGGCTGGTTAGAGCGTTCTCTCGTCATTCTCCGCGCCACGAACCCGTGGTCTTTCACGAGTTCTTTAGTTCAATGGAGCGGAAAGTCTATTAGTAGACGAGAAATCTGCAAGGCTTCTAGAAGTTATCTTACAGGTAAAGATCAGAGAATTATCTCTCAACAAAGAATAGAGGAATATAGGGATGCGGTTATGTATTCAACGCAACCTATACCTTTGCCTCCTCTTTCAGTGCTAAAGCTTCGCTCTTACTCTCCGGATTTTGAGAGAGTTACGAAGCGGTTTGGTGTCCGAAACTATTAGATATATGGGGTAAAACCCTGTTTACTATTAGTCTCATAGTGGACAGGTACCCCGGTCCTGAGAATGACCTTAAACTTCTCATGGGGTTGTTGTGGATAATTACCCAAAACGGTGGCGAAAGCCTCAATACTTCCGTGCTAACCAAAATGCCGAGAGACTACACGGCGTTCCCTCTCCTACTTCTGGAGAGGTCCCACAATGATGTATAGTCCTGCTAATTTGCAGTAGGATCCCATGTTAGCAAAGCAAAGCCAAGGAGGGCTGGCTAAGATCAAATCTGCCCCTCAACCAAACCAACGCAAGGCCGGTAACGGTCAAAAGAACAAAAGAAATAACAACAAGAGAGGAGACTCTAGAGTCTCAGCTCCGATTGCTCAATCTCAGATCTCGGAGTTTCGTGATCCGAAGATCAACGCGAGCCGTCGCTCTTCCCGTATCTGCCATAGAGAGCTCTTAGGCTCTGTGGCAGGGGCTACCGCTTTCTCAGTCGCTTCGTCTTATGTGCTTAACCCAGGAATGGCTTCCACCTTTCCTTGGCTCAGTACACAAGCGTGCGGCTGGGAACAGTA